GCAATAACGCTGATTGTCTGTGAAGCGGTAGAACCAGTAAAGATAGTTACTTCGTTTGGTCCTGCTGTTGCGGTTGCCGAACGACTGACCATGTGGGCTTCAATAAGAGGCCACCAAGTACCAGGCGAACCGGCAGTCGTGCATACCCAGAACGTCGAGGTCTGGTCAACAATAAAGTCACCAACTGCAAACGTTCCGCTTGCTGGTGCTCCGTTAGTGGTTGCTCCAACGTACCTAGAAGCAGCAGTAGCGCCGGTAAGACCAGTGGCTTTGAAATCAGTTCCAGTTACTTCACCGGAAAAAGTAGGACCAGATACAGAACCTTGTGTACCTTGGAAACCTTGGTTGCCCTGGAACCCTTGGTTGCCTTGTGCACCAGTAGTACCTTGATACCCTTGTGGCCCTTGTGCACCTGTAGTTCCTTGGTATCCCTGAGAACCTTGTGCACCTGTAGTTCCTTGGTATCCCTGAGAACCTTGTGCACCAGTTGAACCCGTAACTCCCTGATAACCTTGGTTCCCTTGTGGACCCTGACTACCTGTTGCTCCTTGAGAACCAGTAGAACCTTGTGCACCAGTAGAACCTTGCGCACCTGTAGAACCTTGTGCACCTGTAGAGCCTTGCGCTCCAGTAGTTCCTTGGTATCCCTGAGTTCCTTGTGGACCAGATGCACCATAAAGGTTTACTGTCCATGAGGTGTATGTTCCGGAACCTGAAACTCCATTAATTAAAACAACAAACACACCAGTTCCAGTAGTGTAAGAACTAACAGTACCAATCATGGTGTTAGAAACATCGTGAGCAATTACAACTGCTTGACCTGTTGAATAAGAAAGTCCAGTAGCAATAGTAAGAGTTTGCGTACCTGTGGCAATAGTAAGCGAAGTAGTTGATGTGGTTCGGTACAAGTCACCAGAGTTACCCTGGTTTCCTTGATACCCCTGAGTACCCTGATTACCCTGGAAACCTTGATAACCCTGATTACCCTGATTACCCTGATAACCTTGCGTACCCTGTGAACCAGTTGAACCTTGGTATCCTTGATTTCCCTGAACACCTTGAGTTCCCTGAGCGCCTGTAGCTCCGGTTGAACCCTGTGAACCAGTTGATCCTTGTGCTCCAGTAGAACCAGTAGTCCCTTGGAACCCTTGATTTCCTTGGTATCCCTGTGTACCCTGGTTACCTTGATAACCTTGGTTTCCTTGGCTTCCAGTGGCACCTGTAACGCCCTGTGTGCCCTGGGAACCTGTTAAGCCTTGGTATCCCTGTGCTCCTTGAGTACCAGTTGCTCCCTGACTTCCTGTAGTGCCTTGGTTGCCTTGCGTACCTTGTGGACCAGTTGCACCTTGGTATCCTTGGTATCCCTGTGGTCCAGGTGTTCCAGTTGTTGTAGTGTCAGCCCAGATGAGACTGTGGTCGGTTGGTGGCGTAGGTCCTTCTAAGATACCTGTAGAACCTTGATAGCCCTGTGAACCTTGTGGTCCAGTAGAACCCTGGGAGCCTTGATTTCCTTGTGGACCCTGAGTTCCAGTGTCTCCCTTGATTTGAGTCAGCGAATCGTCAAATGACCAGTACCATTGTGCGGTTGTAGAACCGATTGGGTACTGAACACCGATGTAGTAGTTAACCGCAGCAGTTACGGTAAGTTCCCATTGTCCTGGACCACCCCATTGTGTTCCGGTGGTGGCAGGTCCGAAGTAGTCAGTTCCGAGAGTAAGACCAGTAGGCGCAGATTGACCTGCTGTAGGTGGAGAAGTAAATAAAGATGCCTTGTATGCGTAGACACCAGCGCCGTTAAGAAACCCCGAAGGTCCTGCAACGGTTCCTGAAAGCAGGTAATTTGTCATTCAGCGGTTGCTCCTGCGCTTATTGCAGCCTGAGCTGCGTCGTATCGAGCACCCACCTTGGCGTCACCACCAAGGTTTATGCCTGTTTCAATTTCCCACTTTGATCCGGCTCGTTGTTCTAACGAAGCAGAACCTTTAACCGTCTTTGGTTGAACACCGTCTTTGCGTAGTCGCCTGTAAGCAGCCACGTCTTTGTGCATTTTCTTTGTGTCCATGTCAATAACACCGGCATTAGAACGTGTCTCCATTGCAGACGGAGCAATAGAGATAGAAGCGGCCTTACAGCCGAAACAGTCCTCTGGGTGAAGACCAACGTTGTGTGGTGTTGCGGTCATGAAATCAAGGCTCCGTATCCTGCGTTAGTCAATGCCGTAGCTTCTGCCGTAGTAACTTGACATACGTTCATATACACTTTAACCACATAAGGGTTCTGGCTTACTGTAACAGATGTAGGCACAGGTGGGTTGACTTCGTAGTTGACAAAGTACGACGTGGAGTATGGTGCTTCTGGGTTCCACGGGTTGTATGGGTACGGAATGTTCGTGTTGGAGTTCTCCGGCGTAGCCGTGTCCTGAACGAACGTACCATCCGACAACTTAAAGACCAAGACGTAACGTGCCCTGTTAGGGAAGTAACGCCATAACCTACGCTCCAAGCCCTTTGAGTCGGGCAGGATCGGTGGGTTGTCCTTTACCTTTGGTGGTGTAAAAGTAGGCATGAAAGCCTACTTAGTCTGGTTCTTACGTCCAGTAGCACCAATGCGAGCAGCATCAATAGCGTCACCCATACGAGCGCCACCAGTTGTCTGGTTCTCAGCCGGAGCTGTAGTAGGAGCACCTACTGGCTTGTTAGGACGAGTGTGACCATCGTTGAGGCTTTCTTCAAGCAAAGTCGAAGGACGAAAGTCCATGTACTTTACGACTGCGCCACGAGCGATGTCTGGACTAAATTCTGCGTCGTACTTGCTACCCATTATAAATCTCCGTATGTCTTGTAGCCAACTACTTCTGGAGCGTCAGCGTTTGATCCGTACTCCAACTTTGTAATGCCACCAATTTCAGGTGTGCCCTTAACGCCACGAGCAGTGTTTGTTTCAACGCCACGGTTAGCAGGTCCACTTGTCTCAGTAGAAGTTACAGGTGTAGGGATAAATCCCGTGTCAATGCTGTTGGCTGTAGTTCCACGAAGAAACTCAGCCGATACTGTTGGGAATGATGCGCGTGATTCCATTATGTCCACCTTGTGTCGGTCATGTCGCACTGGCCACAGTAGCAAGGGTCTGATGTTTCGCCCTTAATGGCTGATGCGTCGTTTTGTTTTGCGCGTGTTACGCGATTTGGAAGTGGTGTTCCTGCTGACATTGCGGATTCTGGTCCAAGTGTCAAGCCAAGTCCTGTAGGTACTGTCATAAGAGTTTTTCCTCGCTAGTGTGTTGGTCCTTGAGAGAAACGAGGTTGCCGTCCTTGTCGGTAAGCCTTCCACAGATGAGACAATAAATCTCATCTATTCCTGCCTGTACGTCCCTGCTTCCGCAGTTCTTACAAGCCCTTGGCCACGGCAACGCTCGTTCCTCTCAATTACCTAGTTAACTGGACTAAGCCAGTGGTGAGCCGGACTCACCGAGGTCTACTGCTGGTTCGTAAGCTGTTCCAGTTCCAGATGTAGTGCTGATGTCAGCGCCTAGAAGTGAAGAAGATTCAATACGAATAACTGAAGCCTGACGGAAGATTCCGTAAGCACCAAGCCAGTACCATCCCATTGGGACGAAACGGCGTAGACGGTCAGTTACAGGACCAGGTACAACGTGTGGGAACGCTCCGTTACCGTCAACGTATGAGTGAGCCTTGGCAAGAGCCTGGCGACCAACGATGAGAGTTCCGTAAACGTTTGTTGAAGATGCACCAGCACCCTGGAATACAGGAGCACGTGGAGTTTCGATCCAACGAACACCTTCGTAAGCACCGAGCTCACCGTTCCAGATTTCACCTGGCTGTGCGTAGACGTGTGGTGCACGCCATCCCTGTATGTTTGAACCTGAGATAGATTCGCCCTGAAGGTCTGCAACGAGGTCTGGGTGGATGTAACCAACGTACATACCGCCGAATGTTGGAACGTTCTGAGCACGGAGACGAGCACGAGCAACACGGATGTCAAGTGATGACAATGTGTTTGCTGCTGCTACACCGGCACGAGTAGTTACAGAAGTCTGGAGTGTTGTTGCTCCGAGTCCTGATGCGTACTGTACGTTTGTTCCAACGTCCAAAGCAGCACGAGCAATCGTGTCGATTGAAACACCAGCGTTGTATCCAACTACGTTGGCAACGATTGGGTCAATGTCCACGAATGAAGTTCCGCGCAACTTGGCAGTGGTAAGAACACCGTTACCGTATTCAGCAAGAGTCAACGCAACGGTTGAGTCTGACATTGCTACGGTTGTGATGTCTGTTGTTTCTGTAAGTGCCGTGGTTGAAATCGGCAGGTCGTTCACGATTGTGAACTGTACCGAAGCACCTGGCATTGACTGTGCAGTAGGCTGAACGTCTGCTACAGCGTCAAAGTAAAGCTCAGGACGCAAAGCGAAGTACGCCATGCGGTCATAAGCGGCCTTGGAGAAGTCAAGGGTTGACTGTCCCGTTGGGTTGTCTGAGTAGCCATCAATAGCCATTTCAAACTCCTTTTCTAGTTAGTGTGTTTTGATTAACGCACGTTCCTAGAAGTCCAAACACCCAGTTTTTCAAACTGTTGTTCTTGTACGATCTTCATGGCTTCTTCGGGACTTGATGCCTCTTGCATACGGGCTAGGAATTCCTGACCTAAGTCTGGTCCTACGCCTGACGTACCAATAGTCGCGCCTTGGGCACGACGTAAAGCTTCAAGTTCCGCATCGTTAGCAGGGGCTTGTGCCTGTGCTGGTTCTGAGCCTGATGTAGAAATGCCGTATTCTTCAGCCATCTTCTGGATTGCTTCTACTGAAGCCTCTCCATCGTATGCCTTACGAAGTAATGCACCTGCACCTGTCTCTGGAATTCCAGCCTTGGTGAATTGGAATTCAAGCTTTTGTTTTTCCAGTTCTGCCTTTGCTGCTTCAAGTTCCTTACGGGCTTTGTCACCTTCACGCAACTGACGCCTAATGTTAGGGTCTAGTGGCTGACTGTTGGTTTCCTGCTCGTCAAGTTCGTTGTCGAAATCGGACATGTTGATCGCTCCTTCTAGGTACGCGCTTTATTCAGAGGTAAATAAAACGGATAAATTTTGTTTGCACTATACGCACTCAGGGACGTGCTCCCCACTAAGCGGTTTAGTTGTCCAGCTCGCCCACGATCAATGGGGCCAAACACCTAGCCTAATTGTAGCACATTATGTACGTGCTGCACCAAGACCTGTAACACCCTTCTGGCTTTCAGCATAACCGCCACCTTTTTCAAACGGGGCTGCCTTGGCTTGTTCGGCTAATTGAACCTCACGCTGGGCTACTGGCTGTGTAGTGCCCTCAAAACCGGCTATTTGGCTTCCGATTAAGGTTCTGGTGTCAACGGTAGGGGCATTGACTCCTGGGGCTGAAACGCCCAATACAGAGTCTTTACCGGCCATTTGAAGTGCGTTTTGTGCCTTGGAGAATGGTGCCATAGTAGGGTCATTAAGACCGGCAACAGAAGCACCAGTGCCACTAAGTCGTACCATTTCTGCTAAATCACTAGATTGTTGATTAGTAAAACCTTGTAATCCAGCATTTCTAGCGGTGTAACCAAGGTTGGCTGCAAGTGCTTGGCGTTCAAGAACTGGAGCAGCAGCGGTTGGATTAAGGAAATATGCGACAAGACCACCAGTTCCAATATTGTGTTGTTGCATAAACTGTTGTTGAAGACTTTGAGGCAACGCATTTACCGCTTGATACCCCATAGCAATGCGTTGACTAAACTCAGAAGCAGATACGTTACCTGCGACAAGGTTTTCAATAGGAGACTTTTTTGTTTTAGGGTCTGGGGTAGTAAGGAACCCAGTAGGAAGTCCAGCAGCCTGAGCAGTTGCCTGATAAGAATTTACCAAAGTAAGGTACGTTGATTCAGTAAGTGGTTTTGTACCATTCTTGGCCGCTTCTGCCTGTTGAGCAATAAGACCAGCAAACGTGCTTTTGTATTGAGGTGTTGAACGAACCATGTTCATTAACTCTTTAGGGTTAGTGATGTTGTCTTGCATTGTCCACTGGTAAACTTGTGGTGTAATAGCTCCAAGATCAACACTTTGAAGCCATTGGTCAAGTGTTTGATAAGAACTGTTTTTTAAATTTGCTGAAGCCGTAGCATTGGCAATCTGTGTAGTCATCTGACCAGCAATGGTGACTGCTTCAGTTATTGTGTCTCGACTGGCTTGTTGAGCGGCGGTAAGACCAGGGCCGTAATCAACGCCTGGAGGCAATTTAGATAAATCACCACCAGTTTTACTACCTGCATAATTAAGTGCTTTAAGAAGTCCAGAATTCAAAGAACCTTGAATTTTTGTACCACTGGTTATGTATTCATTAGCATTAAAGCCAGGTACGTTCCCAAATACTGCTTCAAAAAGAGCAGGGCCACCTTGAAAAAGAATTTGATTTGTAATGGCATTTAATCCAGAACTGCTAATGTTTCCTTTAGAATCTAGATACGCAGAAGAAGGCAAAATTGGTGTACCAGCCAGTTGCTTTGCTAATGTAGCGGCGGCGACAGCATCGGCTCCACTTTTAACAAGCGCGGAAGTTATTGATTTAATACCTGCTGGACCAGCAGGGTAAATAATAGATTGTTGCTGACCAGCACCACCACCACCGCCACCAAAAGGATTAGGAATTGTAGTTGTAGGTGTGGTTGTAGTTGTCGTTTTGATTTTTTTTGCCATTACTGTGCGCCCCCTTGTGGCATAGGTGCAGCCATGCTTGGTTCAGCTTGTGCTGGAGAAGGCATTGGCTGTTGTGATGGAGCGGCTGCTTGTGCTTGTTGACCACCGGCCATCTCTTGTTGAATTCCTTGAATAAGTGAAGCAACCTTTTCCTGTGCGGCTGGAGTCTTATCCCAACCAAAACCTGGGTGAGACTGAATGTGTCCTTTCCATTCGTCAAGGCTCATTGGAACTGGGCGTCCAGTCTTAGGGTCACGACCACCGCTAAGAGCGGCTGAAGATTTAGGGTCAGTCATAAAGTTAGGTTCTTGATCCTCACCCAACATCTGCTTAGCAACCTGACGGTATGGGTCAAGTAGGTAAGCGGTCTTGATGCCAGCATCAATTTGCGGAGCAAGCGTAGGATAAAGACCCTTGGCTGTTGTCTTAAGATAATCCTCAAATGCAGCAGCCTTGGCTGGTGTCATGTCCTCAGCTATGGACTTAAGAGTGCCGTCCGACATGGGAACGGCGTAGTCATGAGCCAGTTGTTTCATGTCGGGAACCGACATTGATTTTGTTTCAGGCTTTTGAGCTTCTTCTGCTAATGGTTTGTCTGCCATGATTATTCCTTATTGTGGTGGGGGTAGTGGACGAAATACGCCTGTAATAATTGTTGAAACGTCTTGCCAGCCAGGAAGCGTTGTTGCGGCAGTGCAATTATCGCGCCATTCTTCACGTAAGCGACTTTGCTCTGATGTATTACCTGCTGCTGCTTTATATTGTTTTTCCCATGCTGAACGTGCATCTAACAATAATGGAATGTATTGTTTTTGTGCTGGAGTCAAAGTAGCAACATGACTTGGGTTTTTCATAAAAGATTGCAATTCAGTATAAGATTGAGCAGCAACGGTGTAAGTATTACCACCTAGGTGTTCTGACAACCAAGCGCTGTTCATTGATTGACCGTATGATTTCCCCCTTGCTGTCCATGCGTAATAACCAGCGGAACTCAGATTGTCGGCATATGTACCTGGATATAATTTTTGAAAACCAGGAAGCATTACGTCGTAATACATGTAGTTCCCCAAAGCAACTCGCATTGCTTGTGTGTATTCAGTTGGGGTTTCCTTTTGTCGAAGTGCAAACTCACCAAGAATCTGTGATGCTACAGGATCATACTTTGCATCTGCACCTTGTTGACTAGACATAAAAGCAGAAAGAAATGGAAATTCTTTTACAAGTTGTGGGTGATTTTCAACATACTTAACCGTTCCAATAGTTTCTAAGTAAGTAGAAAATGGGCTTTTGGTGTGAGCAACTGTATTAAACAATTCAGTAGGGAACCTACGTAGAAGTTCTGCAACTTGCAAAGTGTAAGAAGGAAACTTAAAATCGCCATTCTTGTCTTTTTCTAAAGCAATAGCATCTAGTTGTTTTTGTACGTGTATGTCTGACGCAATGACCGAAGAAAGCGGTGTGGCAAGTGAGGTTAATGTCTTAGCCGCGTAGAGAGAAGTAGTCGCCCAATTTGCTTCTGACTGCAGATCAGTTCTGTTGTTTGGGTTTTCTAAAAACAAAGAAACTTTACGTGCAGTGTAGTAATTGATTAACTGTTGAGCCAAGCCAGAATTAATGTTTTGTTTGTTAATTTGACCATTTTTCAAAAGCGTGTCAATAGTTTCATTGCGGTATTTAATTAAAATATTTGAACCTTCATTACCGATTGAATACAGCTCACTGGAAAGATATGAACTAACTTGGTTTTGATTCATGTGTCCGTAAACGCCCTTGTAGACATTTTGAAGTGTGCTGTTAGGGAATAAGTCGCTTGCAATGGATGACTGCATAGAGTTTGGACCAATGACCCATTTGATTATGTCGCCAATAAAAGGTCTACGGTATTGCATTTCTTCGTAAACGTATTTAGCAGGAATGGTAACGATAGGTCCAAACGGCATTGAAATAACGTTTTCAAGAAATCCACCAATACCAGGTGTCTGCCCTGTAATAATTATGCTGTCTGGGGAAGCAGGTGATGATTCAAGACCCATGTGTTGACCAGCGCCGTAATTTGGAAGTCCCTGTGCGGCAAGCCAACTATTGACGATGCCGTTAGTAAATCCTGTGATTACTTGTGAACCTGGAAACGTAAATGAACCAATGCCACTTTGATTGTAAGCAAGAGCAACATAGTCAGTAACGGCAAGGTTAATCTTCATGTACTTTTCAAATGCTGCAAAATTGTCACCGGCCATACGGAGGGCACGACGCATAGCCTGGTTCTTCGCAAAGTAATACGGAGTAACTACACGCATGTTTTCTTCCCAAATAGTTTTGTCCATTGGGTTGTGCACAAATTTGCTCATGTTAATAAGTGCTTCAGATTGACATTTAGCCATTGCTTCGCCCGTTGTCATGTAGCCCTTTTCAACAAGTGGCAATAATTTCTGATACTGTTGCCACGCTTCCCACACAAAAAGTGGATCACGACTAGCAGTGTTAACCATCTTTCCAAGCACAGCTCGATGTAGCCAATCAGAATATTTGCGTACAATGTTTAGATTGCCAGCAGACATAAGTCCAACGTATTCGTGTGCAGGGAACGCTGAAGGAGCATCATCCTTTTCCCAATGTTCGCGCATCCATTTAGCCAGTTGTTCTTGTGACCAAAAATCGCCAGAAGCAATTTGGTGAATAATCTCAGGGTGAATGACGCTTGCTACGCCACTAGCGGAATTAATGTTAGTTGAAAGACCCATAGTGTGATCGGTTGAAGTTTTTGCCCAACCAGTGTGAGGGCTTTCATCGGGGTATTTAGCCGATGCTTCACGGTCACGCCTAAAATCTGCTCTCCATGCAGCAGGTTGACTAGAAATAAAACCTTCCATGTGATAATCAGATTCTCGACGTAACCGTGCAAGTTCAGAAGGATTAGATAACGACCTTCCTCCCAGTTCACGAATTTTCTCGTCAAGTGATTTCTTTAATTGAACTTTGAAATTATTTTCAGTTAATGGTTTGCCAAGGTCTTGGAGAACTTTAGTTGCATCTTCCTTGGCTTGCTCCATGTAAAATTCAGGATTGCCATCAAAAATTCGCTGACCTTCTTTAACAATTTGTTCTTCGTACCAACGAGCGTTTTCTTTGAAAATAGTTCCTCGGCTAGCACGAGTAATGTTTTCGTATAGTGCAGCTCCGGCATAAGAATCACCAGCCATGTACTTAGTATAAGTTTCACCAAGTACTTTGTTGGATGTTTTGATTTTTGCTTCAGCACCCTTGCCCTCAATGCCAACTACTTGATTAACTACATTGTGCTTGAAACCATCTTCAGCCATAAGGTCGCCTTGAGAGTGAACTCCGCCAAGCATGTGACTATCTGTTTCAAGGTAAAGATTGGTAGCAAAATTTAGAAAGTCATCAAACTTTTTACCAACAAGCGTCTTAGCCAAAGCAGTGTCAAACCCAAGAATAATATTACTGATTGCTGAACGAAGTGCTTTACGCTCAACATCACCCATAGCAACTTTACCTAAGTATGCTTCGTGTCTAGCAATAGATTGAACGAGTTTTGCTTCAGTAAAATTATGTCCACCGATACGTAATGAGTTCAACATAACTTCAGAAACAATGACACGTTCAGCCCAAGCAGGAGAAGCAAGAGTAAGAAGTTTGAACCAACCGTTTAGGTATCCTTGCATTAAGTCAACAGCAACATCAAAGTTGTTGCGCATGCCACGATCACCAAGAGACTTAAGTTTTATACCAGTATTCTTTGCCCATAATTCATAGGCTTTAGCAGCGTTAAGTTTTTTAATGCCAAGTTTTTCTCCAACTTGTCTACTTGAGCGAGTTGACCATTCTTCGTTGAATAAACGTTTGTATTCTTCACCGGCTTCTTTGGTGGTGGCAGTTGAAGCAATGTAATTTGCTTGTTTAGCAATGTTTTCTTCGCTAGAATATGACGAAGAAATAGCAGCCTTCATTTCAGCGCCAAGGTCTTGAACTGCTAACATCTCACCGCGCAAGTGTTGAAGAAAAGGCAAGACATTTGTAGTACCAAAAATTTGGTATAGTTTTTCTGATTCAGCCTTCATCATTGCTAATTCGTCAAACTTTTTAGACGCGGTAACGTAAGCATCACGAGCTTTGATTAATTCACCATCAAGGTATTTAACAACCGTAGCGTAACGCTCGGCTTTAGTCATCCCCTTTAATTCATCGCCTTTAAGCATTTGATTGGCACGATCAAGTATTTCTTTAGATTTAGCCATGTATCCATCTAAAGCAGGTGGATTTTTTGTAACAGTTTTTTCAAACGTTTTATTTGCTGGCGTTGAGGATTCAATAGAAAGTTTATCTGTGTCAAAGAAAATGCGAGCTTCGTGAAGTATGCCGTTACCTTTAGCAGCATATTTACCACCTTGGTAACGCAATCCATCAATACCTTTTTCGTTCATGCTTTCTGCAATGTTTTGTAATATTTCGTCTGCATCATACATTAGCAAATGAGCATCAGCAAGAAGGCTTCTAAATTCAGAATAAATTTTAGAACCTGTTGTAGTTGGGTCATTCAATAATTGTTTGAAATCTTCTAAATATTTTGTATCTAATTCTGAATTGCTAGGCCAATTATCTTCATTAAGATATTGATTAAAGGAATCTCGAAATTCTTTTGGTGCCGCTTGTTCAAGGTCAACAAGGTTAGGTGGGGTTTCACCTGTCCAACGAATACCATGAACAGTTTTGTTAAGTTTTCCTTTTCTTTTTGCTTCCTTTGCACCCTTACCCGTGTAACTGCGAGCAATTTCAGGATTATCTGTAGTATAAAAACCAGGACCAAAAAGATTTTGTGCGGCACGTCCTTCTCCAATGCCATCTCCAAGAACACCACTTATTTCAGTAGATGATCCGTGGTAAAACTCAGACTTAGGTATTTCAGTTGGTAAAGTTTCCGTTACTTTTTCTTCTATAGTTGCAAATTCAGAACGATCTTCGGGTACAAAATTCTTAAGGTACGTTTCTGCTTCAACGTTGGCAGTGTGAGCCAACTGACGGTAAACTTCAAAGTCTTTTTCTGCACTACGAAGTAAATCATCTCCACCAGATTTATTAACGTTTTGAGCAACTTTAGCAATCTCTCGTGAAAGCATCCTCATGTTTCGTTCGTTAGGAAGCATGCGTCTACCAAGTTGTTTATCGTCTACTGCAGAATTATGCATCTTACCAGTTTCAGGGTCAATGGTACGGTCTGATGCTGTGTTGGGGTCAGCAACCAAAGCTTCATCCAGCGAAGTCCCACCACCAGTTACACCTGTGTACTGATAAATTTTGTCATCAATTTCTGGTCCCATGACATCAGCAAAGATTCCAAAATCAGAATGAGCAGTTGAAGCAAGCATGCGACGGTAAAGAGAAATACGCATAGCATTGTTGTAAATGTTATTCCATTTAACAGGGTCATCACCGTATCGAATTAATTGATCAGTAACCATGTTTGCAAAATCGTGACTCATAAAGTTATTAACTAAAAACTTACGAATACCCTCGGCGCTGCGTACTGAGCCAACAACTAATTCACGGTCAGTAACACGACCACCTTCAATAATCATTTGTTTCATTGAAAATTGACGGCGAAGGCGTTGACTTAAAAGAATCTTTGCTCGTTCGGCAACACCACCGGCGGCGTAACCAACATCGTGAGGAGTAATATCAACGCCAGTTTCTTTTTCAATGGCTTCAATCATTTTGTCAGTTGGCATAATCGGCGAAGCAAGAGCATCGGCAATAGTAGAAAATTCTTTTCCAACTTCTCCTGTTAAGCCAGTCTTAGCCAAAGTGTACCAACTCATAGATGGCATAGTGGTAACGCGGTCAACCATGTTAATTGCTTGTGATGCTTCTTCAAGAACTGCAAGAACTTGAGAATCCGTTTGTGCTGCTGCTAATTTTTCAATAAGTTTTGGACCTAGAAACAAAGCACCAAATCGTTGATTAATTGCCGCAGCTCCATGTGTAGCAATCCAACTAACGGCACGTCGAACGCTGGAATATTGTGCGTAAGCACGTTCTACGTCGCCTACTTCTCTAATACCAGTACCACTAAACCATTTATTAAGTACGCCAGTCATACCGTAAACGCCACGGGATTCTTTTACAATACGAGAAAAAGCAGCAATAGGATCATCAACAATCCATTTAAGACCAACGTCTACAAGGTCACGTACAGACGTACCCCACATACCGTCAATGCCAAGTGAGTTAGCAATTTCAATGCCAAGGTCTTGTGTTGTGCCATCAGCGTTAAGCACTTTGCCCTGTTCAGCCAACTGCCAGATGTAAGCATCTTCCGGATTGTTTTGTGCTTGAAGTGCACCAAGAAGATACGTTATTTGTGCTGGCGTGCTTCCAAGAGCGCGAATAATTTTTGCAATACCTACTATTGGAACTGTGATTGGGTAACTTGCTAGTTCAACAACTTTGTTAAACGTAGATCGCGAAGCGTTTAATTTGCTTGCTTGAATAGCATCTTGAGCGGCGCTAGTAACTGATTGTTCACTATTGATTGCTTCTGAAGCAGCATTAAAGGCTGGCTGTGATTCACTAGAAATGCTTTTGGCAATAGCCTGATCATATTCTTGTTGAGTAATTGAACCACGAGCCAAGTCTTGTTCAAGGATGCCATGCTCTATTGGGTACTGAGTCTTAAATTCATTTATGCCATTTTGATATGCAGATTTGTGAAGCGCATTTGGGTCGCGAGTCAAAAGGTCTTGTTTGGTTTTTTCTAAAGCAGCCTGTTCTTCTGGCGTGAGAGAACCTTCTGTTTTTAATTTTTGTGTCAAAGATTCAATTATTTGAGCGTCTTGAGCAGAAGCGGTTTCTCCTGCTTGAGCGGCAGCGTCAAGTACTGTTCCGCCTTCTCCACCAGCAGCGCCCAAAGCACCACCAACAAGATAACCGCTAAGAAGATTGCCATATTGTTGAGCCAATGCAGTACCAATACCATTTTTGTTAATTTGAGATTTCAAATTAGTCATGTATGCATCAGCGATAAAAGGCAATTTACCAACGTCGCTTAATGTTTGATGAATTGCTTGACCCAAATACAATGGGTCTTGCCATTGCCATGCAGGTAATCCCCCCTTGCCAGCGTTAATAGCATTAAGGTTTCCTCCAACAACACGGTTAGCAGTAATTCCAAGTTTGGCAACATTGGTAGCAAGCCCACCTGCAATATCACTAGGTGCTGCTCTCCAAAAATTACCTACTTGCTTTCCAGCTTCAGGAGTTGAAATTGCACCAACAAAACCACCAATGGCGCTACCTAAAACATTGCCTACTGGTTGCAGAAGTTGTGAAAACCAATTACCTGTACTGTTAGCCCTTTGCCATGCTTTGTCAGGTGCTCGGTATGCAGGAGCATCATGAGTTGTGTCGGGTCTTGGGTACAAATTAGAAAGACCAATTTGATCTGCGGTACCGTGCAAATATTTAGCCATCAAAGTTGAATGTGCTAATTGAGCTGGGTTAGTAGAATCTTTGAATTGTTGCGTTAAAGACGTGACTAAATACGGGTCTGCTTTTAACGTAGGATTATTTTTAATTAAAGTGTTTATCCAATAATTTGGATCGGGGTTAATTTCATTTTGACCACGAGTGTCACCAATGTAACCTTTGGGAGCACCTGACTGGCTGTCTACGTTTTGTTCACCAGCCATTACAGACCTATGTTTCTAGCCGCCCGTGCTAAGTCCATTAACATTGCTGAAGCACCTGGAGCACTGGCCATCATGTCTAAACTTCTTCCAACTGTAGGAGTAAATGTGTGCATTGCTTCTGGACCAGCACCATCGCCAATAGGCAATCCTGCTGTAATTGGTTCATCTGGTCGATCAGTAGGATGGTCAAATTTTAATTCACCTGGGTAAGATGGCAATGATGGCATCTGACCAGTAATCGTTGTTGGTTGTGCTGGCGCTGCTTGTGCTGGTGCTTGCGCTGGCGCAACCGATACCTGTTGTGGTGCTACGGGTATTGCACGTTGAGCAGCCTGTTGTGCACCTGCTTGTCCGTAGCCTTGACCAGTAGCGGCCTGGACTGGCATTGCTGCGTTAAGGTCAGTACGGTTTCCGTATGCTGTTCCTGGCATTCCCTCACGGGCGCCACCTCTACCTGTACGTGGCATCTATTACATCCCTGGTGCGGCACCGGCTGGAGCTGGTGGACGCTTCAAAGTTGACAACATAGCACTCAAGTTCTGTGCTCCGGCTGGCGGTGGTGCGATAGGCGTTCCAGCAGGGTTGTCTGGCGATACGCCGATACCAGGCTGTGACTCTGCTGCAACTTCTGGTGGTTGTCCACCTTGCTGCATCTGCTGTTGCATTTGCTGTTGCTGGTTCGCTTGCTCGGCTTGCTTCGTTTGCATTTCTTTGTGAACCTTTGAAACAGCGGCCTCAAGTGTGACGTGTCGCTCTGCCTTAGCCATTGCAATTTCAGCAATAACGTTGGGGTCAAGACTTCCTTGCGACGCCTGTTGTTCAAGGCCAGCAAGAAGCGCCTTGCGTAGTCCTTCCATTTCAACTTGATCACGTTCACGAATTGGGTCCTCAATCGCTGGGTCCATCTCACGGGCTGTCTGTGTAGACATGATACCAGTTCCAACACGCTGACCAATGGCGACTACCATGCCGTTTACATCTGAACCAGGCATTGAGTACTTGACGTATGACAAGTCCGTTTCAAATGTTTCGTTTGGCGTGTAGTCAGGGTGGCTAATGTGTCCGTCGTTGCCAAAGAAGAACATGCTTGGCTTCTTACCGTAGTAAGCCTTCATAATCTTTACCGCACGGCGGTTCTCTGCTTCTAGTGAGTTAGCGAAGATTTCCTGATATTCTTGAATAGGCATGTCAACGGTGTTCGACATGACCATTTCACCTCTACGAGCTGTACGGACGTTGCTTGGTGATTCCCCACCAAACTCCGCAGGGATTCCACCTGTGAGTCGCTGAGCGCGTTCCATCCGGTCAAGTGCGTCGTTTGTGGTTGAACCTGGCTGCAAGTGTGTGATCTGTACTTGTCCCTTATCAACGACTCCACGGATTCCTTCCTTACCATTAGCTTCTTGAATAATACGAGGTGATGATGGAGAGTTGCTTGTGCTAACAATCCACTCATCTGGGAACACGTTGCGGAAACGAGCAATCATGTCCAAGGCGTCCAGTTTAGCCATACGCTGATACGTTCCAAGCATCTGGTCAAACTGTCCCTGTAGGCGGTCTAGTGTGATACGTCCAGCAATAACTACTGGGCTTACCTCTGCACGGTTAGGGATGCGCTCCAAGATAATGTGCGTAGCAATTCCCTTGCCTGTCTCAGTGCTGTATGCACTTGCCTTAGGTTTTTCAGCACCAATGGCAATAAGCACAGTTTCGTTAGCGTCCATGTACTCCAACACTTCAAACATGTCGTGGTCGCCTTTTTCGCCACGGTACAAAATGTTCATTTGTGCTGGATAGTTTTCCTTTAACCAGCCAAGTGGTCGACGGTCAACAAAGATGCAGTCTGCTGGTTCCATTGAGTCTGGATCAACCATTGGTGCAGGGTACGTAGAAAGTGGGTTACGGACACGCCAGTGAGGAATGTCACGCTTGTCATCGTGGTAGACCGACACTGGTGAAATAGTTACAGCACTCATACCGTAAGCAGTAAGGTGACGTGCACGGCGACGTAACTTGGTACCCATCTTGTTCATGTCCCACCAACCAAGGTTGGCTAGACGACGGTCACGGGCTTTGTTTTCAGATACCTGAATACCTGGGCGAACTGGCATGTACGAAATGTCTGGGATGACTGAAGCCACGCGCATAGCAAACTGGTCAATGCCTTGAGCAATCAAGTTTGGAATGGCTGGCTTTTCCATGTCATCTAACTCAGGCAATGGAATGATGATGTCGCCGTTGTAGTGACGACGTATATCTTCCATTTTGCTAAAGAGTCCACCGCGATCTTTGCGGCGCTCCTGGTACATGGTTACGACTTGTGCCGCAGCCTTGTCATTATCAAACGAGAGAGCCACTTATAACCTCAATGTCTTAGGGGTGGACGACTTCACCCATGTTGGGCGCCACGCTGGGGCTGATACCGATTTCGGCATGTAGAGGTTAGGAATGTTCCATTCTAGAAACCATTGAGCCATTACACAGTCATCTGTGCGTGACCCATTAGGGTACTTTGTAACCTCATCAATTAGTTTCATAGAGCGAACTTTTCCTTCACCCCTACCAGGTAATCTTACACGACCGAAGCGGTAGTGAGGTTGTAACACCGTCACACCCAGGGCTTCGTCCGATTTATTGATGCCATTTGTGTTATGGGGAATAATCTCCACGGAACGCATTTGGCGCCATTGCTTGACATAATCGTACTGAAGCATGAACCGCTGAGCTGCGTTAGATTCCACAATCCAGTACTGGATAGGGTATCCCATGGACTCAGACAAATTTTGCCATTCTTCCATAACCCCAGTGTATTTACCGTCATGGATGTTATAGTCCAAGAACTTACTAGCTTCCATCTTCTGTCGTATCAGGTCAATCAGGAATCGTTGCTGGGACTCTGGGTGGTACAGCCAGCACTGAATAGCCCAGTAGTTAGTCGGACTAGGGTCAGCGGTAGCGACCATCAGACACTCACTGGCTGAAATGCCACGGGGTATCTGCCAGATGTCTCGGTCTTTGTCCATGCACCCTGGGTTGTCACCCTGACCAAATACCCACTCGTGTCGTACTAAGACTTCCGACGGGTCCAAGTCCTCTTGCTGATAGACCACCGCAAAGCGCTCACCACGGTTTGACATGAGGTTGGAGATGTCTCGCCAAGATAGGCGCCGTGGGTCCAGTAGGCATCCGGTAGGATACGGATCAGAAGTTCTCTTGTGGTGACTCGGATCGCAAAGGTCATCATAGTGAGCCTTGTAAAGCAAGTGCTTATACTTTTTGTTTGTCCTAAGTTTTTCAACTTCATCTTCAGTCATTCCTTCATCTAGTAATTCTTCCTCATCTTCCAGAGGTTGCTCCATGTCTAGAGCAAATCTATAAAGGTCGTCAGCAGCGAGGCGCTGGCCAATAAGAGCAAGCATACCTGCTGGTTCAAGTCGAGATTCGGCAACGTCTTGGTACCAATCTTCCATGGCTTCTCTTTGTTCTGCACTACGAATCTTGCGAGGGTCCACAAGGTCGTCCCAGAAACAGCCATCAAAGCGTCCTCCGATGAAACCACTATCCATACCGTAGGCACTTACTGTTGGCTCCTTTTCTGAAATAGCACCTGAGTCTTCAGGTTGCATAACAATGAACGCTTCATTAGTCCATAGTTCTTTTTCTAGTGGCTTGAAACGACCAAAGTCGTGAGCCATAGTTGTCTCAGCGTCAACGGCTAGACCACGAGCCTTAAGTGCATCGTCAGCCAATTCAGGAATAACACGCTCTAATGAACGACGTACTCGCATCAAGTTTCGCTTGGCAAGGCTCATAGTCGCAGAACCAGTCAACAAACGAATACTGCGGTTACGACAAATGATCCAGCACGTAATGTCGTGGAGCAATGTAGTCTTACCAGAACCAGGTGGCATGTTCATAACCACGTATTCTTTTTCTTCAGATTCAAGAAGTGATACCAGTGCAATACCGGCTTCTTCCTGCCACGGTGTAGAGATACGTCCAAAGTAACGCTGACGGAAATAACCAAAGTCCTCTAGGGCACGTTGAGCATCTTCGCTTAGTTTGTCGTAAGCTTTAGGACCTTCTAGTTTCGCTTCTGTCTTAAGTTCACGGTAGTTGCGTGCCGACGAGTCCACATCGTCGCTAATGCGAAGTGTTTGGGCAGCCTTCTCAACACGGTGTCCCGTTGATTCAGAGAACCGAGCCTTACGTGAGGCTTCTGCAATCGAAAGTCCTGCGGAACGTGCCTCAAAGTATTTCTTACGTTGTACCGCGCTAACTGCCATTGCTGAGTGCTGTGGCTAGTAAGCCTTGTATTCTGTACGAAGAAGAATCAGGTGGCGAAATAGAAAACACTCCAACCCCACCATCTTTATAATCTTTAGCGGCAACGACTAAAACAAAATCCTCAACAACTGGCATCTCCCACGACTCATCCTGTGGGAGATCCAAGTTTGTTAAAAAACGTGTAAGGTTCAGTTCTAGCCATTGTCTAAGTGACAAAGAAAGACTTGACTCGTCAGGACTTAGTGGCACTTGGCTTAGCCGCTTCAGCTTGCTGTGCAACCTGTGAAGCAAGTGCAATAGCAGTGTGCAACTGCAACTGACGGTGTGTGATTAGGTGATACCCCTCAATAACTCCTGCAATGATGACGCAGACTGATGGGAGCACTACCTGTACCGACGTTGGTACATGGAACCCTGGGTGAACCACCGTAAACACCGATACCGCTGTAGCGATAAATGCTGATACGTGTGCTGAGATTATATTTAGTTTCATTATTCTACCTTACCATATTGTTGTCTATAAAGAATTAAACCAATAATGCTATACACCGCCATGTCCATAAATGAGTCCTCAATGCCTTCATTGGCTAGAGTTGATCCTTGGGCTGCGGTCTGTAATCGGCGCATCTTGTCGTTCATGCGAATAGCACAACCAATCCAAGCTTCTACACCAAAATCCTCACTAGCGCGTACATTGGCAAACGGGTCAACCGCACGGCCATAGTCACTTTGCTTTTTATTGTGAAGAAGTGTTAGTTCTTCTATCACATCTAAAAATGCGCTCATTGTTCTCCCTTGTATTTTTCTGGAACTGGCCCCGAATACTTGTGTCCCGTGGCTTCCTGTGGTATCTGAAATCTTATACCACAATGGCAATAAATCCAAACTTTTGTATTGACTAAAATTATCCATTGGTGTTTGTGCATGTCCTTAAAAAATTTTATAAAAAAAACGGAAGGGTCTAACACACATAGTAGAGTGATGCTCCGTCACATCCATGGCAGTCTTAACCATGTCTAAAGGCTCCAAAGAGAAAGACGAGAGAGCCGCCAGCGCACCTGTGGCAATGTCACACGCAGCGCCAACAGCCGCGTAGGGTTCCTTAAATTTAATGACCGAGTAATCTTCACCCAGCTCGTAGATACCATCCCTATTCACAAGCAGGACACTCCACGTATCATTGCCTTGACCTAGTATCTGCATGAGGTGGTCGCGCAATTTGTATGGGTCGGCGATGTTAGACTTGGCTACTAGTTCCATGATCCGGAACGAACCGGCTACGCCCACTAAGGTATTGCCAAACTTAAAGACCTTCGGTTCAGCCGACGTTGCTATTAACGTGCCACCTTCATCAAAAGCGCCAGCGTCACCGCCGATAGCATATGTCGTATCAGAATGTACTGCCAAGATCGCTGTCATGTTGTAATGATACCATGCTATAGTAATTGTTACGGGGTACCCTTAACTCCGTAGTGAAGCCCTACCCTAGCGGTAGGGTTTTACTTTTTAGCGAGTACTTCTGGAGACTGCGCTACTGGCTTA